GGTCAAAGATAACCCAAGCACAGGAGCCTGTGACAGTCTCTTTTCAAGACCATCAAAGCGTTCACACAACGCTTGAAAGGCTGTCTGCAATTGATTTGCAGACGGCCTAGACGAAAGAGTCGCACCACCACTAATTTGGGAAATGAAACAATCAAACGTCCCCGCAGCTAGCGCTGTCATGCCACTAAGTGTCATGAGATTCGCTGCTCCAGTTCCATTGTTGCTTACGACATGGATAGCAAGATAAATAGCAACGCCACCCGAAACAGAATTTCTGTTCGAATTGGCATTGTCATTCATCAAAAGCACACCAGTAATGTTCGCACCATTGGCAACAGCTATTCCACCAGTAACCGAGCCAGTAGCTTGGAAACAGCATAGAAAAGTGCCAGCAATGGGCATACTAATTGTTGAAGTCGTAGAAACACAAGGGATAGTCGACCCCGCACGAAGCGAGCCACCAGTTGTACCTAGAAAAGCACTTCCAGCGGCAGCAGCAGAAGCTGCTGGTGATTCCACAATGTGAGCATACAAGGCTTGTTGACCAATAGGCGTTTCTTGTTTGCGCCTAATCAAGGTCCATTCATGTTCAACCCACAACTCACCAATAGGCACAGCTTGGACAGAAGTTACTGCCAAGCCATTAGAAGCCACTTGGAATAAACCAAGATCATAAAATTTGGAGGTTGAATTCGCAGGTGCCGCTTGATTAGCGGAACTATACACAAAGTATTGATTAAGCGCCATTTGGGCGCCGCCAGATTTATTCCGGCCTTTAGCTTTGTGAACTTCTTGCACATCATGCACAAAGTGGCCAGCAAACGGAGGACCGCTCACTGAACCTTCATAGTTTTCCATTTGGCTCACATTTGTGAAGCCAGGATCATCCGGATCCATGTTGGTCGCATAGACCATTATACCCGATCCCGCAATAGCACTAATGGCTGTGTAGGACTCACCCCGATACCAAAATCGCAAAAGGTGACAAATATACTCCTCATAAGTCGAAGCAATTTGCGAGAAAACTGGAAACAAAACTGAGTTTCCAGGATTCAGAAATAGTGACTGCAAAATTGTAAATGCAGCTCCAGGGGAAATCAAATCGGCAACCTTTTCAAATCGCCGATTAAAATGATCCCGAACCTGATTGGAGTTTTTCCAAACCATTCCGGTATTCAGTCCATCATTGACTGAAGACATGACACCCGGCATTGACTGCGTGGGAGAAGAGCCATTCTTTTTCGAACGGCCTGTTTTTGGAGATTTCGTCTGACCTCTCTTTTTCTGTTTGGCTGCCTTCTTGGCTGCCTTTTTCTGAGCTTTTGTTTTGCCCATACTAACAGGAGAGGATGGATGATGAGAGTAAGAAAGAAGAAGAAGAAGGAAGAGAGTTATGAAGTTGACTATCAAAGTAGTTACGAAGAATTTTTAAAAGGGCGAAGTACTCGCTTACCAGCGGAGAACCCTTCTCTTCTAAACCGGCATACAATGCCCAACACCAATCGTGGGATTTATACATGCCATCAATTTCAGACATGGAGATACCATTGATCTCACCCACTAACTGCTCTTTGTATTCTGGATGATTCCAGATCCACTCAATATATTGTTGAATGAAGGTGCGACACTCAAGGTTTCCCCAAGAGTCAATTCGCAACGCATACGCTCTCATCAAGTGCCAACGAACATCGTCGTCACTCGAACCCCAACGAAGGGAGCACAAAACGCGTGCAGTTTCTGGCACAGGAAGCCAGATGCCGCGGTCTTCACGGAAACCTTGTGATAAGAAAGACACATCTTTTAAGGCGCGAGGCGCTTCACAAGGGGTGTTGGTCGTAACTCCTATAGAGGACCAAATCAATGCAATACTCTTCGGGTTGAACCAACTAACACATTCCGGTGATACCGTAAACGTGTTGTCGTCGCCATTTAAAGCAGCTTCAACATTACTCATAAAGTCATTGTAACTACCAAAAAGATCACCATCATAGAACCGCTGTGTAATATCTGGTGTCATAGCCGCCGCAATAGCAGCAGTATTAGACTTTCCAAATTTTTCTTTAGCAAGTTCAATCCATGCATAGGCAAACAACCGAAACAAAATCATGGTATTATCCACGATCGTGTTAGCTGAGCCCGACGGATTTCCAGTGTGTTTTTGAATTAGTTCACCATTCTCCAAGACAATCACAGAATGAACTATGTCATCATAAAGGCGCTGAAACCTTAGGAGATTTTCCGGAGTTTTGTACTCCTCAGAAAGCATACACCATCGAATTTCCATTTGGCCATACATGGCCTTAGCAAATAAACTAGAATCATACTCTGATTCATCTAGCTCAAATGCATTCGGGTGTTTTGACAATCTGGCAAAAAGTGCATTCCAACCTTGTAGAAATTTGGAAGCTCCAACAAAAGACCAAGTCTTTCCG